GCCGTCCAAGCAGGCGATTGCCGCGGATCGAAAAAGCTTGTCCCGCTCGGAGGTCGTGACGCATCACGCGCCATCTGCTCAGACAACCAGTGTCCGACTAACCGCCCGTCGAGCATGACAACGCCTCCGCTCCCTTCTGTCTGATCACGAGACGTCGGTTGCGGCGCGATCGCCCGGTCCTGCTGCATGCTCTGTCTCTGAACAGCGGGACGGATATCGTTCCTGAACCATGGCGCGGCGGCCGAATGCGGCTCAGTCGCGGGCGAAGGTTGCAGTCCCCGGCGGTCTGCTGTCCCGCTGATGTTTTGCTCAGTCACTCGCTGCAAGGAGGGAAATGCCGTCCCTATCGACGCGATCAGCGACCCGTTGGGCTTTGGAGCATCGCTGAGAACCGGCGCTGCCGCTGCGGGCGATTGGACCGGATCCGCTCGAAGAGCATCGATGCGTCGCTGCGGTTGGACTGCCGATCGGACCGGGCTCATGGCCGTCTTAGCGGCCGCCGCCGTCGGACCAGGCTCTTGCGCTGCGCTGAAGTGCTGGTTGATCACAAGAGATGGAACATCCGAAACGTCTGCCCGGTGGGGAGCTGAAACGGGTGCCGCGCTGCTTTCCGAACTCGAAGGAGTTTCCACGGCGGGTGCAACACTGGTCTGAGCAGCCACCGTCCGCTCCGACGGAGCGGACGGCCCTGCCGCCGCAGTTGACCTCGGCTCCTCGACGACTGGCCGCTCCGTTGCCTTGGCTGGAACCTGCTCGGCTTGCGCCGGTGCGGCTGCCAAGTCCTCCGACGGCGCAGGTCTGCTCACCACACGCGCAATGCCAGCAACCGCTTTACTGGACGCCTGAGCCTCTCTGATCAGTTGAACGAGACCCGCACTGGTCGCAGCAATCCCCCGGTCGACGTCGGCAAGCTCTCGGTGGATGATAGCCAAACCGGCGCTGACGTCATCCTGAAGAGCAAGTCGAATTCCGACCTCATACGCGTCGACCATGTCTTGTCCTCGCGATCTCGCCTGGCTTAAACGTGTGACAATCCGACCTAGAGCATTTCCGATCAGTTGGAATCACCTGATCGGAAGTAATGCTCTTCTTATCAATGAACTAGAGCACTACTCCCGAGCCAACCGGCTCGAGAGGTGCTCTAGGCGATCGGCTCTTCAGGGAACTCTTGCGCTTTCGGCTTGGCATTATTGCCACTCGCCCCTAGCATAGTCCCAGACGAGCCCATTCAGTTCGCCGATCGTGACGACCCATACACGACGGTCGAATTGGCCAAGGCTGAATGCGACGTCGAACGGAACTCCGTTCTTCACGAGAAAGAGTGAATCTCGTAAATCAGCTTGGTGCGTGAAAGCTTTCAGCGCGGTCGGCTGTTCGAACCCGGCCGCGCCTATGGATTTCCCTGCTCGGCGTTCGCCAACCCCTGCCCGATCGCGACCATTCCTGCATCGCCGAGGCGTTGCACCAGGCTCTCGAGTTGTCCCTCGCTCGCCGGTGCTGGCTGCGGCACCCCATCGATGCTGCTGACGCACATCGCAAGCATCGCATAACCCACATATCGGTCGTTGCCCGCCAGCATTGGACCTACCGCCTTGAACAGCCTGAGACGGTCGAGCGCACCAGGCCGCCGGATCCAGAGTGTCCGCCCGAGCGCGTCCGTCGCCTCGAACTCTTGGGCAGCTTCGACGACGATCCGCTGCGACGGCGTCTGCAGCTCTCCGATGTCCGGCATCAGATGCGCTTCCGTCGGCTTGCAAAGAAGTCCAGCCGCTGACGGACAGCAGAGTCTCCTTTCCACTGGCCGGCACTGGCCATCTTGAACACCGCACCTTCGAATTGATAGGTGCTGGTCGAGCCATCGGCCTCGGCCACATACTGATACAGCGTGCCGCCCTCGAGCAAACCGCCCACGTGCCAGGCTTGCTCAAGTCCATCGATGAAGTCATCGGCGGCCGCGCTGCCCCGTTCGAGTTCGAAGTGCCCTTCCCAACCTTTCGGCAACTCGGCAGCGATATGAACGCCATCCAAACGATCAATCCGGATCGGATGTGTAAGCTGCCGACTTTCAAACCCGGTTACATGACTGAGATCCACACGCGTCCCGGCCTGACCAGTTGCACTGGCTGGCCCAATCACGACCAACTGACAGTCACGTCCCGTCGAGAAACTATTCGCAGGCATTCACTTGCTCCTAGATGCTCTTCGAGCCGTCAATCTGCCCAGACGGCAGCGTCTGCCTTGTAACCTGGACAGTCTGACCACCCTCGAGATTGACGATAAAGCGCTCGTTGATGGCCTGATACTGGATTTGCGCGTCAGATTGCACATACCCCAGGCTCGTCCGGGATGGTGGGTTGTTGCTCAGGTCGCAGATCACCGAAAAAGGCTGAGCGCCATTCGTACTCCCAAGCACCCCTTGTCCAAGAAGGTTCTGGAGGAAGCTCAGCTGCGTGCTGCGGATACGCCGGAACAGTCCGGAGTTGATGACCTGGCCAACATACTGGCCCATTCCCGCACTCAGCGTCTCGGCGATGAAGTTCGTCAAACGGGTATAGTTATCGCCGTTGGTCGCGGCATTGGAACTGGAATTGTGCCCACCACGCACACCCCAGAATGCGCCAGCTGGCTGCGGATTGGCTATGACGTCGATCCCGGCGCCCAGCAACGCCGTCAACTCGGCCGAGCTATAGCCGCTTGAACTCCCGCTACCTGGCACACCGGACCGTTGCGTCCCGACAACCCCGTACAGCGGCTTGTTCAGGCTGCTCTGTTCCGGGCTCAAATTCGAAAGCCGGCCCGCGACAAAGCCTTGCGGACTGACCAATCGAACCGTGCCGACAACTGGGTCGGACCACCAGACCCAATCGCCAAACATCAGCTTGGCGGAGTAGCTGTCGACGCCGGCAGAGTGCTTTGCCGAGATCGCCGCGGTGATCGCATCGCCGCTTGGCCCGGCCAGAATGACATAGAGGCCCTCCTGCTGCGCAAACCCGGCTTGCGTTGTCCAGGTCGTCGGCTCGTCGGTGTCGGCAAGCACAAGGATGCTGCATCCTTGGCCCCTCAACGAATACATTCCGCTCCGAGGCAATCCGTCTTGGCCGATCAACTGCGTGGCCGAGACGCCGCCCGCACCATCCGATCCGTTCAGCAGCCACTGCGAATACAATGCCGCCGGCGTGGCCCCGAGCGCGGTCCCGAGCGTCGCCACGCACAGCCCGCTCGGCCCTCGAAGCGGACCCTGGCCTTGATTGACGGCGTTGACCAAGTTTTGCCAGAACACCGCGCTCGTTGGTGCGGCCAGATTGTCGAATGTTTCCGGCACCTGACCCGGTACGCCGAGACTCAGTCGCCAGCTCCCCGCAGCGCTTCCGGCCGTAAGCTGGACACCGATCTGGTTGCCCATCGTGCCGCTATAGCGGGCTGTCAGCAGCGCCGGGTATCCGCCGACACCATAGAAGAATGCGTAACTCGCCGCGGTATCGGTGCCGTCGGTCACCCGCACGCAACGCAGGTTCTGCGCGCCCTGCTGGATCGCCGTCGCCACCTGAGTGCCCATGTCGTATTTGCGGGCCTGGATGAAGCCGAACGAGCGGGCGTAATCAGCCATTGTTGCAAGGATGACAGGCTGATTGGCCGGCCCCCAGCTCGCCGTGCCGACCATGCCCAAGATGTTGGTCGGTACGCCGTTCAGCACCAGGTTCTGTGGCGGAACGATCTGCACGTAAAGATCGGGAACGACGAGAGCGGTCGTATTTAGGGTTCCAGCTTGCACGATCGGCATGACTCAGCCCTCGCCCGGCGGCGCGATCCGCACAACGTTGTCCAAGTGCTCCGAAGCCAGAATGGTCTCGATACTCTGCGGATCCGTGACGACATCACCGACCCGGTACGACGCGAACGGTCGCACCACCACCAAGTATAGCATGAAAGGCCCCTTCCAAGAGACGAGATGACCTGGCAACCAGTCGAGGTAATACAGGGCTGAACTGCGTGGATTTTGCTCGAATTCCCGAGCCGCACAGCTCGGGCAGACCCTCAACCCACGAACGCAACCTGATTGACGTCAGCGATCCCGAACAATAGTGCCGGCAACGCCTCACTCATAACGGTGGGATACTCGACTGCATACAGGAGATCACGCCTCCAGATGCCCGCCGCCGATCCCTCGTCGCTACTGCTGTCGGACGATAATTGCAGCCGGCAAGCCCAACCAGCGACATCGACGAACGTCATCGCAGCAAGCGCACCGTCGATCAGCGAAACGATTGTGTCACGTGTCGCAGGATCAGGACACCAGAACGTCACCCGAAATATCGCCTGCTGGCGCCGCAGCTCCCGCCCTCCAGCGCCGTCGGTCACGATCCGGACCCGGATGTTCCGCCCATTGAGCAACGACACCGAGGGACCACTAGCCAAAGCAGGTCGATCCATCCTGATCTGTGCCGCCAACGCCGCCGCAACCAGTGCAGCCGAATCACCAAACCGCATGCGATAGGCATACGCCTGGCCGTCAACCGCAATCCCAGCAACGTGGCCGGGTCCGCCCTCTCCGGAGAAACTGACCAACTCGCCTTGAGCCAATCCGACAAGCGTCGCCGCCGGACAAACGCCCTGCCACTCTTGCGAGAAGCGCGTGCGATCCCTCACCGAGCCGGCAACCGGTTGCACACTGACATGCACCACGCCCGCCGCAAGATCGCTCTCCAGCGCCCCGGAGACCGGCCATCCCCGATACACCTTGCAAACGTTCCGTATGACTGAGTCAGTCTCAAAGCCCTCGGGATAAAGCACACCGGCGATCAGCCCGGCCAAGCATTGCTCCACGTCAGCACGGTCCGGCATGCGTCACACCTCCGTCCCGAGCACCGAAAGCCGCCATCCCCTCTCAGACTCCTCGACCGACCGAACCACAAAGCGGCGGCCCAGTCCGTCTTGCAGGATGTCCGACGTCCTGATCGGCACCGGCGTGCGTGGAAGCATGATCGTCGCGGCTGTTTGGCCACCATCAGCCGGCAAAGCGCCTGCTTTTGCACTCCCGACCGAGCGCATGTGCACCGGCCAATCTTCGAGGATCATGTCCAGAGTCTCTTCCGAAATCCCCCCGTACCCTCCCAAGCCCGCCGTTGCCGACCGGTTCGATCGCAGCACGTCCAGCGCCGTATTGGTCAGGATACAAAGCGGGCGCTCAAATGGCGGCAACGCCAATACGAACAAGACTCCCCGCGGCCCTCTTAGGTAATCGCCAACCCGCACCGCGACACCGTCGAATGTAGCCTTGAAGATCGGCTCGATAATCCCCACCCGCCCAGCGCCCGCGAGCTCGAGCACGACCGGTAGCCGCATGATGCGAAACTCGGCCGCCATCGGGTGCGAACGGCCGCCCGGCCGGAACAGGTCGTAGTCTTCGCCGATCACGCGCGCAGCAACGCCCAGCCCACGGTTAATCCGGTCCCGCAGACGATCTGCATCCATCAAACCACCAATTTGATGCTGTTGCCGCCCGGAAATTGAGGTCCAGGCGGCACACCAAGGAACGCACACAAACGGCGCCGCCAGTCGTCAAACAAGCGCGACCGCTCACCGAGTTCACCAGGATTGCGAACCCAAACACCAGCCGAATGCGTGTCGAGCCCGGCGGCGGCCTCCGGAATGGCTTGTTCGAGGCCGCACAGCGTCGTTAAATACTGCCGGAGAACATCCTCCTCCGCAGCGCCCAAATGGCCCAGACGATACTCCAGCAGCCCGGCCGCCTGATAATATTGCCAGCCCATATTGCCGGACATGTTTGTCCCGAACACGGCGTAGCCCATGAAGCGCCGTGCATCGATCTTCTCAGCGTCAGTCAGCACGGCACGCTCCCGCCTTGAAGGCATTACAGAGCAACCGCTCTGTCCTTGCCCCGGTCATCGACATGAGGAGCAAGCGGCCGACAAGGATGCGCCGTCCGCATGCTCCGCCGACCGGCCAGAACGACAGGCCGGCGGCACGAGACATCCGCGCTAACCGATGTGCTCGATCATCACGGCACGCTTGTAGGACGCGTTCGTCGCCGTCGGCACGACCAAGGGATTGGTCATCGTATCGCTCGGTGCGCAGAACCCACCGATCCAATACCAACTCTGCGCGATGATCTGCTGCAGCCGATCGATCGGCTCGCGTGTAACCATGGCGATCCCGTCCACAATGCTGACGATGCTGTCCGTCGGCGCGATATCGGTCTCTGCCATCCCAGCAAAATCGCCCTCGATCAACGCCCCCTGCCCCACGATGATCGGGCGACGCACGACCACGCCCGCAAGCGTCGGATGAGCCTGCACATAGGCCTCCGTCGTCGGCACGAAACGCAGCCCGAGAAAATCGTTGACCATCCCGCTGCGGAATACCTGGTTCGCGCTGGTTGCTCCCTGGAACAACTGCCGGAAGTCCGGATCGGCGAACAACTGGCGTGAACTCACGGGATCAAGATAACAATTGTAGGCGCCGTCGATCTCCGGCACCGCATTCATGCGGAGCTTGCTCACTCCATCAAGCAGGCACCCCATCGTGAGAATGTCGGTCGCGGCCAACGCGGCCGTGGTCCCCCGCCCCGCCGGCCGGATGATCACGCTCGCGCTTGCAGCCTGAACCGGATTACCCAAACTGCCGTCAGACGCGCTGACGTTCCCGCTGAACGTCAGCGCCCCCGAAATACCGCCCGGCGTCGTGCTGTTGTTCACCGAATCCGCAGTCGTCCCGATCAACGTGTAAACGCCCGCACCGACCGTCACGGTCAGGCTGGCCGAGCCACCGACCGGGTTCTGCACGCCGTTGACGAACGCGGAGGTGAAGCCGCGGATATCGTCGACCGCAACCGTGTTGCCGGCCGTGCCGATCGCAATCCGAACACGCGTGTTGCCGCCGAAATAGGGTGCGAACAAGGCGTTGCGCGCCAGCTCGTCCAAGCTGCGAGCCGCTTGCTCGCCGTTGATCGCCGCATTCTGCAGGAACTGCCCCGCAATCCCGACCCGGCTCGTCACCATGTTCAGGTCGGTCGTGGCCGCGTAATGGTTGATCGTGATCGTGTATTGCTCGACGCCCCACCCCGTCGGCACCAAACCGTTATCGAGGTTCGCATTGGACGACGGCGGCATCGGCTGGGTCACGCTGGGCTTCAGCCCGGCGCGCGTCTTCGTCAACGTCTCGCCAATGCCTACGGCAAACTCCTGCCGATCGGCACAGGCGCGATACCCGAGCCGCGACGACATCGCCTGCGCAAACTCGCGTTCGAGGAAGCCCTGCTGGATGATTGGCTGCAGGATGGCCGGAAAATTCGAGATGCCCATAGACTCCAGTCCCCACCACAAACGGTTTCAGCCCGGCCCGCTTCCGCGAACCAGGCCACATAAGGTTGATCCAACCCCCGCAACAGCAGGGAAAGTAGTGATCGAATGATGATTAACAGTTGGTCTCGAAACAAGCAGATCGGAAAGGAGAGCTCGACCGCCTCAGATAGATGAACGATTAACAACGGCCGAGATACTGTCGAATGCTTGAAGTCCGACGCTCACCGCCCCATCGTAGGTGTAACATCTCAACTTCCTGGGGCGGCTCGTCAAGACTTTTTTCCTTTTTATTTTTACTTTCTGCACCTCTGCACGCAGCGTACGGCCTAACGCCGGCGCAACAACTCCGCCCGCGCCACCCGCCACTCCTCGACCGACATCTCCATCGCCGTCTTCGCCTTCGGCGGCGTTGCCCGCGGCGCCAGTGCCGCACTGCTGCTGCTGCCGCGGCCGAACAACCACGGCTTGTCGTGACGCAAGCGCGTCATGATCTCCGGCGCCTCGACCAACTCGCCCGAATCATTGACCGCGAGCCCCGACATATCGACCAGCTTGATCCCGTCGAGATCGACCATGCCCGCGCGAGCCGCCGCCGTGCGGAGTTCGGCCTGCACCAACCGCGCCCGCAACGCAACAAGTTGAGCCAGCTCTGCCGCTGGCACCTCAACCTGCATCTCCTCGAGACGACCTGACTCTTCGCTCATAGCTGATCCCCCACCATGCCCCATTCCGACGCAAGCCAGCGCTGCGCCGTCTCGGGCGATAACTGTTTCGCCGCTACGAGTTGCAGCAACGTCGACGCGTCGCGCGCCCGATCTTCGCTGCCCGTCGGATACCAGGGTGGCCACAGCAATCGGAGCGGCGCGCCCGCGTCCAGCTCAGGCAATTGCTGCCCCTCGACACGCAATGGATAGCGCTGCGTCGCCTGCAAGATCATCCGACAGATCGGCAAGATGCCACCCTCGCCGTAACTCACCCGAAGATTGTCGGCGAGCCAGATCAATCCCTGGTTCATCAACTCGAGCGCCCGTCCGGACGACGACGCACCGAGGCGGCTCGCATCGGCGCGATTGCCGTGCACCCCCTCCAGCGCTAGTTCGCGCAGCAGGCGCACATAATCCAGCACCGCACCCGCCGCCGTCCCGCCGATCTCCAGCAGCCGCGCATCACCCTTCTCGCTGAC